GGCTCACTTTATATGGCAGTTGTTCGCAAAGCGAAAGTATCCGGAGATTCAAAAGAGCAAGCATTTAATAAAGAAAAACGTGTTCTTCCATTCCAGTTACAAGCCTTCCCTGAAGACGGTGTAGCGAAAGAAGAAAACGTATATTACGAAATCGAGCAAGCAATTTAAGGGAGGACTTATAAATGGGTGTAGAGGCAAAATTAAAAACATTAGATATTCAAAAAACACTTGGTGAAGTTACACTTTCGGACGGGGGAAAACTCCCTGTCCCTAAACTATCCATGTTGAAAATTATTCAAATTGTAAAGTTTCTTGGTGTAGATGGAGCTAAGATTTATAGTCAAGCACGTGAAGTGTTAATTGATGATTCATATGATCAGATTGAAAAATACGCAGTGATTTTAGAATCGATTCAAGAGGAGCAAGTTATGCATATTTTTTCAATCATTCTTGAGATTGAAGATAAAGAATCATTGTCTCTAGATATGAATGAATCATTAGACGTTTTACTTGTTCTTGCTGAAAATCTAGATTTTGAAAAAACTTTTACTCAAGTCCGTCAGTTGATGAAGAAGTTATTCAACAAAGAGCTGCCGGACTTCAAGGAATTAATCGACAGAGCGTTTCCGGAAGTACCGATGGAGCCAGTAAAAGAGGAGACTTCGGAGAAAACGGAAGAGGTTCAGGAAGAAGCTACAGCTTAACCTGGGAGAACTTCATTGATCAAATTATTAACCAAATAGGGTTTGTTTCCTCTCACTACAATTACACGGAGGAATATGTTTTAGAACATACACCTGATTGGGTTCGTAGGAAGTATGAGCAAGCCCTAAAAGAGAAATGGGAAGAGAGTCGTTCTCGTATTACAGAAGGCGTAAGCAGTCTTATGTTGTTGGTTGATGGCTTGTTTAATAAAGGTAAGGGTAGTGAAGACATTCTTCCTTCTTCCTATGAAAAAGCTATGGAAGCTCAACAAAATCAAATCGTTCAAAAAGAAGAGAACTTTGTCAAAGGTTCATGGTGGAAAAAGTCTGGGTGATCCAGGCTTTTTTTAGTTTAGAGGGAAGGAGGTAAAATATGTCTACAGTTGGACAGTCAAACATTCAAATTACTGCTGATGATCAACAGGCGAGGAGAACCATTGGTGGTTTCTTTAGAGGTATGGAAGCTCAAGGAAGACGTTTTACAAATCGCATGCAACGCTTTGACCCTTTAATTGGAGTAACAAACAGCGTAAAGAATACACGCCAAACGTTAGCTGGGCTCCAAGACGACTTCGAGGGGCTAGGTGAAGGTAAAACCTTTCAACGTATTACCAAGTCTCTTAATCGCGTTCAAAATAGTCTTAAAACAACAGGTCAAGTTAGTCAAAAAAGTTTAAAAGAAATGCAAAAGGAAATAGAGCGCGTTCGTAGTACCTTGAATGAACTTGGAGATGACCAGCCTTTTGAAGAAATGAGGGAGGCTCTTGCTCAAACAGAGCATCAATTTGAAAGTTTTCAATCTACCACAAGACGCTTTCGTTTTAATCAGCTAGAGAATCTACCTGATCATCTTAAACCATTTCAAAGAGAACTTAATGAATCGCGTCGCCAAATGCGTCAAATGTCTCGAGAAGGAACAAAGTCACTTGATGATTTAGCAGATGCAGCTGTTAAGTCCAGTGTGGGATTAGAGAGAATCACCAGTGTTACGAAATCTGGTAAGTCTGCAATCAAAATCATTCAAGATTTAGGCGATTCTACAAAGGAAACGCAGCTAGCTATTTTAGGACTTAATAGAAATGGTACTGTAAAAATCTCTACAGAAGAAACAACTCAGCGTCTTGATCAGTTTAAACGAGAATTAGAAGAATCTAAGCGTAAACTTGAGGCTCTTCGTGATGCTGGTGATTTTGGCTCTTATGAAGCTGGTATGCGTGTTGTAGAGAAGAAGTTGGCTGATGTAAATAAAGCGATGTATGCGGCTTCTAGAGGCGGACAGGCTTATCAAAGGATGATCAACGAACTTGGCGTAAATACATCTGATGTAGCGAACCAAGCAGCTATTGCTATGGAAGCCTATAAAGATAAATTTATCCGTTCTGTTGATTTGATGAATGCAAGGAGTAACCAATCTAAAAAGATGATGAACATCCTTCCTGAAGTCAGTCATTTTCAGCGAATAGACAGGTTCTTTTTAGGGATTGGCAATCGTCTTGAAAACATGGGTAAGCAAGGAACGTCTGCTAATATCGCTATCAGTATGCTTGGAAAGAATGCCAGCATGAAAGACCTCAATGACCACATCATGTTAATTAATCAGGGCCTAATGCGTATGAATCAAGTAGCATTAGGTCTAGGTGTTGTGTTGGCTGGTTTTACAGCGGTCATGTTTAATGCAGCTAAAGGTCCTGAAGTGGCAGATATCTTTGAACAACGTGGTCAATTGCTATTAGATTATCAAAAAGCAGTAGAAGATCGTACACAAGAAATTGTTGATACTTGGGGATTATTCGAAAAGGCAGAGGTAGAGAAAACAAAACCTGAAACCCTAATGAAAAATCTACAAGGCCAAGTCGATGTGATGAAGAATTGGTCTTCAAACATTGATAGTTTAGCTAAACGAGGAATTGACGAGGGGTTGCTTGCTTCTCTCAGGAAAATGGGGCCGGAAGCAGCTGGTCAAATCCAGGCGCTTACTAAAATGTCTGATTCCGAATTAAACAAGTATGTTGCACTATGGAAAGAAAAACATGCTTTAGCTCGTAAGGAAGCATTAACAGAGTTAGAAGGGTTACAAAAAGAAACGTCTCAAAAGATCAAAGAGCTTGAAAATAGCTTAACACCTTTAGGTATTTCACTTGAAAAAGCAAAATCCACTTGGTTACAAGCATTACAACCGTTCATAGATATTTGGGGTAAAATAGCCGCTAAAGTGGTAGATGGTGCAACGGCTATAGGAGAATTCGTTAATAAGTTAAATGAATTGAATCCTAGTATTTCTGCATCGGCTGGAATGTTTTTATATTTATTTAACGCAATCTCCTTACTTTTAGCACCTATGGCCATTGGGATAGGACGAGCAAAAGGGATGCAAGTAGCATTCGGTGCTGCATTTATTTTTATCAAACCTTTTGTTCTTGGATTTTTACGAATTGCAGGTGCAGCTACAGTACTTTCAAGTGCTGTGGTCTTAGTTGGCGGTACGTTCATTAAGCTTTGGAAGAACTCCGAAAATCTTCGTTCGGCTGTTATGAGCCTATGGGACACTTTAAAAGAAGCCGGAAGTACAATTGCAGCTCCTTTTGTCAAAGCCTTTCAAATGATAAGCAAGGAAGTAACTGCTCTTCTTAATAAAATGGTTGGAAGCGATGCTCAAAACATGGCTTCTTTTTGGCAATCTATCGGGGACAAAATCGCTGTAGGAATAAATAAGATTAGTGATGTCATCCAACCAGTTGCAGAAAAAATTGCGAGTGTGGTAGAGGCATTTGTTGAGTGGGAAGGTTTCTTACCTGTTATTGCAGGTCTAACAGCAGCGTTTGTTACTTACAAAGCAACAGTTGTAGGAGTAGCAGCAGCCATAAAAGCGTGGAACCTCATCCAAAAAGCATCAGTTGCTATTATGGGGATTTCAAGAGCAGCGATGATTGCCTACACATTAGCAGGTGGGGGATTACAAGGGATTCTTGCTGTAGCTACTGTAGCGCAAAACGCATTGAATTTAAGTATGATGGCAAACCCTATTGGATTAATCATTGCAGCAATCGTTGGGCTAGGAGCAGCATTTGTAGTTGCCTACAAGAAATCTGATACTTTCCGCAATTTTATCGATAAGTTATTTAGTGCAATTAAAGTAGGAGCATCAGCAGTTCTAAACTTTTTGAAAACCAATTGGCCTCTTTTACTCGCGATCATTACTGGCCCAATTGGTTTAGCTGTATATGCTGTAGTAGAACATTGGGGGAAAATCAAATCTGCTACTATTTCGGCATTTAATTCTGTAATTTCCTTCTTTAAGCAATGGGGCCCTTTGATGCTTGCTGTTCTAGCTGGGCCTATAGGTTTGGCAGTTTATGCGGTGGTGAAAAATTGGTCTCAGGTCAAATCATCTACAGTGAATATTTTTAATTCAGTGGTTTCCTTCTTCAAACAGTGGGGTCCGTGGATGCTAGCTGTCCTCTCTGGTCCAGTAGGGCTAGCAGTCTATGCAATTGTGAAAAACTGGACATCAATTAAGAGCAAAACAATTGAAATTTTTAATTCTGTCTACAATTTTTTAAAGACAATTTTTATAAATATTTATAAAGCAGTTGTTCAATATACTAGCAACTTGCTTAGAGATGCTCTTAATAATTGGAACAGCTTTAAGAATGCAACAGTGTCAGTTTATACAGCCGTGAAAAATTTCCTAGTTTCATTGTGGAATTCAACTGTTTCATTTTTAACAAAAATCGCCACAAATATTATGAATCGCTTTAAATCAGCTTGGACGCAAACACTTAATAATACACGTGCGATTTTTAATGCTTGTAAAAGTTTCTTAACGTCGATTTGGAGTTCTATTTCTACGTTTTTATCAAATTCGGCAAATTCTATAAAAAATAATGTAGTAAATTCGTGGAATTCCTTAAAAACACGAACAGTTCAATTATTTTCTGATATAAAATCTAATGTTTCCAAAATTTTTGATGATATTGTTTCAGGGGCTAAAAAATTACCAGGTCGAATAGGTGACGGAATCAAGTCGATGGCATCGGGTGTGAAAAAGGGTGTTTCTTCCTTTGCAAATACCCTTGTCAAAGCTATGGGTAAAGGCTTGAACGGTGCGATTGGAGGTATTAACTGGGTACTAGAAAAGGTTGATGCTCCTACCATTAAAGAATGGCCTATTCCTCAGTATGCTAAAGGTACACGAAATGGAAAACATCCTGGTGGTCCAGCGTGGCTAGGGGATGGAGGCGAACATGAGCTATACCGTACACCTAACGGAAACTTAGGTTTATCACCGAATACCGATACACTTTACAACCTTCCTAAAGGAACGGAAGTGTTGAGCGGAAAACAAACGAAACAAGCCTTTGCAAATACGAATATCCCGATGTACAAGAATAGTACTGGTTTAAAAGGTGCAGTTTCGAAAGGTACAAAGTGGTTAGATGAAAAAGCAGGTCAAGTAGCGGACAAAGGACAAGAACTATACGAACACGCCAAAGATAAAACAGTCGAAACTGCTGGAAAAGCGAAAGATTTAGCACTTGATGTCTGGGATTACATGAGTGATCCTGAAGGACTAATGAAGAAAGTATTCGGTAAGTTTATTCCTGATCTTCCCAAGTTAGGTGCTTCTGCTGGTGATATGCTGAAAGGCGGCATTAAGAAGGTAAAAGATTCATCTATTGGGTTCATCAAAGATAAATTAGATGGGTTTATGTCCTTCTCAGGTGGCGGTGGTGATGGAACAACAGTTGGTCCAGGTAGTGGATTTGGTGGTATGCATCCATATGTTGAATCGTGGTACAGAAAAGTAAAAGACAAATTTGGGCCTACACGTTTTATGGGCGCTTATAACAACCGTAATGTGCGCGGCGGAAGTTCAAAATCAATGCATGCTTTTGGCCGAGCTTTTGATATTGGGGGATCTTCCGGAACTATGGCGAAGATTGCTGAGTGGGCGCGTACACACATGAACAACCTTCAATACGCGATTTATAACCGTAGAATTGCTGGTCCTGGTATGGGTAAACCGTGGCGTCATTATTCTGGCGTAAATCCACATACTGACCATGTACATCTAGACTTCTTCCCTGGTGGCGGTAGTGGAAGTGGCGGTTCAGCACCTACCGGAAATCTTGCTCAATGGATAGCTGTAGGGATGTCCCGTGCTGGTGTGTCAGGTGATGCATGGAGAAACGGCTTGAACTGGATTATTCAAAAAGAATCAAGTGGTAATCCTAAGGCGCTTGGTGCTCCAACATCTGATGGTACAGCAAAAGGATTAATGCAGCTGAAACATTTTAACTATAAAGGTGATCCATTTAACCCTTCTAACAATATCTATTGGGGGATTAAATATATCAAAGATCGTTATAAGAGTATTGGAGGCGCATTAAATTGGTGGAGAAGTCACAACTGGTATGCAAAAGGTGGCGTCATTGATCGTGACCAAATTGCTCGTGTAGGTGAAGGCAATAAAGAAGAGGTCATTATTCCTTTAGAACAGTTTAAAGACCGTGCTATTAAGCTACTGATGTATGCAGCTAAAAAGCTTGGGTTTGATATGTCGGGAATGTTTAATGCTCAACCTCAAGGGCTGAGTGCTAGTAACTTCTCGGGTATGCAAAACGTCATGAGTAATGTCTCTAATAAAGTGGTTTCCTCCGTTCCTGGAAGCTCAGGACAAGCTATTCAGGTTAACATTCAACCAGCAACAGCGAAGGTTTATCTTGATAGAGATCAGATAGGAGAATTCGCTTTTAACTATATGGAAGACAGACAAAATACAGAGATTAATTCAATAATTAGAAGAAAGGGGTAGTCGATTGTGCATTTAATCATTGAGAAGTTGGGGAGTACAATCGACTCCCGTGATTATGGTTTAGAGTTAGCTAAGTTCAGAAAGCAATCTGTCGCTCACAATCATCAAACTGAACAATTTGACAATTACGACGGGGCTATTCGAACTGGTACAACATTCGGGCCAAGAGATTTACAAGCCTCTTTTAAATTAAACGGAGATAGCCATATTTTGCTCCAATTATTAATCGATGAACTTCATCAATTATTTGCTACAAAAGAAGAGATTTCTATTATAGATTCACGACAACCTGGTAAGCGCTGGAGAGCTGTAGTTAATAGCACATACGACGTTGATTATATAAATCCACAAACAGGAAAGTTCGATATCGCATTTTTATCGCCTCGTCCTTATTGTGAATCGGTTGGAACAACCTTAGATGAGTTCACTTTTGATTCTGATTTGTGGCAAGTCGGTATGAATTTACCGTCTGATCGTGATTTGGTTTATAAACATAAAGCCAATCGATTTCAGATTTATAATGCTGGAGTCTTTTTAGATCCTTGTAAGCTGCCTTTGAGAATTTTATATAAAGGTGCATCAAATAATTTAACGATTAAAAACAAAACGACAGGTGATGTTTTTGCTTACTCAGGTACTTCAGGTTCGGACGATACGATTATTTTAGATCGTATCCAGCACTTTAAAAATAATACAAACATCTTCACTTATACAAATCACAAACTAATTTCCCTTGCTACAGGATGGAATGACTTTGAAATCAATGGGACAAGCGAGAGTTTCGAAATTATATTCGACTTTCGCTTTTATTATTTATGAGGTGTCATTATGAGGGAGTTATTTATCAGAAACTTAGCTGGTGAAGAGTTTCCGTTGAGTAAATACACGGTGAAGAGAAATGCAAGTGTGGAAAATGCTGCAAGAACCATTAGCGTCGAGATTCTTCTTGATGTAGAAGAAAACTTTCAAGGATATAGGGAAATTAGGCAATTGACCTATTTGGTTTTTGAGGGAGAAACATATGTTGTTGGAAACATAAAAGAAGGAATGGTCGGAACAACACCTAAAAAGACTATTTCAGCTGAACATATTTTCTATCAAGATATGAAATTAAAAAACCGTAAATACACCGCTTTGACAGGTAACAAAAAAACGGAGGAGCTATTAAACTTTATTTTTGTGGATAGTGGATACAAAGTGAATTATGATCCTACTGGTTTGCCTACAACAATCGAAGTTGAGAGTTTTGGGAATCACAATCTATTAGCCCTATTACAAGATCTGATGTCTCGTATAGGAGCTGAATTTGATTATGTAGATAACCAGGTGTTTGTTGCTGCTGAACTAGGGAGAGTCACGGATAAGCAGCTGCGTTATGAATTTAATGTGAACAGTCCATCAAAAGAAGTAGATGTAACGGATGTACGGACATACATTAAAGGTTTTTCAACACAAAATGAAGATGGTAGCTATTATTATGTAGCTGATTATACGAGCCCTTTAGCAGAGGTATACGGTATTTTGATTGCTGATCCACTTTATGATGATCGTTACAAAAGCTCTGCCACTTTAAGAGAAGCATGTAAAAACAGTCTAAACGATACAATTGATTTCACCATCCAATTAACAGCGACACAGCTTGCAGGTATGGACATACACGATGTACAAAAAGGTGATTATCTTTGGTGCATTATAGATCCATTTGATATTGACATCAGGGTGCGCGTTGTGGAAATTGAGGACTCTGAAGATGAGAATAAAGCGCCTATTTTCACATTAGGGAAGGTGAAGAGGAAAACGTCAGCTCTTATTGCCTCATTCCGTGAGTCTGTAAAAGCAGTAAATGCAATTTATGATCCAGCTACGCAGAAGGTTAAACCTACAGCTATTGATACTAAAAATATTAATTATCCCGTTGCTAGTGAAACGCAATCTGGAATAGTGAGTGCTGCTGATTATACAAAATTAGCAAAATTAAAGACAGGTGAAGATGGCACCGTAGTGATTCCATTGGCTACGGTCCTTAATGATGGTTTATTAAGTGCTGAGTTATTTCAAAAGTTGAATTTAATACAAGTTGACCAGAACGGTAATGTCCGGGTTGATTTAACAACTATTGAACAAACCCTTCAACAACAATCGCAGACTATACAAGAGCAACAAGAACAACTAACACAATTGAATGAGCGTGTGACAACGCTTGAAAACCCTAGCTCTTCTTGAGCTAAGAAAGGAGAGTGAAAGGTATGTATAACCCTTTTGATAGCAGTGCCAAATTTGGTGCTGCTTTTATGAAGTGGATGAATGATCTCGTAAAAACATTAGGTATTGATATATCGAGCTTGAAGAATAGTATCCTAAATCTAACACAGCGCACGGAACGCGTTTTAGATCAGTCAAACCACTTTGATGATGTGGATGCCAAAATAGTTGAGTTACAGGAAAAGTTAAGCCTTCTTGCTGCAGATGGCGTAGATAATGAACTTAAACTATCTCGTGGTGGATATGCCTCACTTGCTGATAGGCTTGATGCTCTTGATCCAGGCAATGTACTGGTAGAAAAGCGGTTTATTTCTACTGAAGGACAACAACTTATTGATTTAACAGATACAGGAAAATGCTCGGGTAAAGAAAAGATTATGATGTTCCTAATTAATGGCGCACCACAGTATAGCTCTTATGAATGGGTAAGTCCTACTCAATTAAAAATGAAAGATGAACATAAGTTAATTGCTGGACAGACGGTTATTATTCGATATTTTGCCGGAAACATTACCATGCGTAGTGGTCATAGAAGTGGTCATGAAGCTGGTGGATATGATCCATTAGATCTTTATAAACTGAAAAACGGTGATATTGTTAAACAACAATTGGAGGTCATGCAAAAAAGCACTGTAAATGATTGGCGTGATGTCGTCGCTTATTATGGTGTTCCGCAAAAGGTTGTAAGTAATGCGTCAGCTCTAATTCAAAAGGCTATTGATGAATGTGCTCCTTTAGGTATAACGGTTGTAATCCCTGAAGGTGACTATTATATGGAAAAATACTTAGTCGCACGAAAAGGACTAACAATGATTATAAACAAAAATGCTACCTTCCATCGTTATCACAATGATGCTATGTTGATGAATGGTGATCGCGGAGGTTTAGCAGGACAAGATGATATTTGGATTGATGGAGGAACCTGGGATCTTCGTGGACATTTACTTGGCTACGATGGCTCAGGTTTTGCTTTTGGTTATGCACAAAAAATCACTTTACGTAATGCCAAAGTATTAAACGTTAACTTTTCACACGGCGTTGAATTAGCAGCTGTTGAAGATGTGGACTTGGAATATTGTGATTTTAACGGATTTATTGATAACACTGGTACTCGCGAGTATGCAGAATCTATTCAAATTGAAGCCGGTACCCGTGGTGGATTTCCTTACTTCGGTAACGGAGCTAATCAGCTATCTAAACGTATTCGCATTAAAGGCTGTACAGCAGGAGCCTCTGATGTTGCAGGAACTTGGCCTGTAGGAATCGGAACACACACTCCAGCAACAGTTATAGTAGCAGATGATATTTATATTAGTCAGTGTGATTATACGGAAGTTTCTATTACGGGAATTGTATCAAACGGATATAAAAGTATAGATGTAGATCGGGTTAAAATTGAATCTAAATTAGGTATTAAAGTTGCAGGTGACGGGATTACAGAAACTAATTTTACACTTCGAGATAGTAACATTAGAGCGATTGATGGAGCGGCAGTATATCTATATGGAGTTACAAAATCTCTTATTGATCATAATACGTTAGATGGTTATACCAATGCCATTTATGGAATTAAATCGAAAAAAATTGATATTACCAATCAAAATGATTTGTCTGGACAGGCGAGTGATGCCGTCAGCTTCAGTGATGATTGTTCAGATATTAATACAGAACGCAACATTGTACGTAAAGCTGGTAGACACGCCTTCAATGCTTATGAAAATGTTACTCACTTACGCTTTCGTGATAATGAAATTTTAGATGCAACAGTAAATGCGTTTAACTTCCAAGGTAAAAATGCAGTAGGGATTATTGCAGAAGGTAATAAAATCAAAGATACGACATTGAATGCTGTTGTATCAGCGAGTCCAGCCGTTAGTGCAATGATTTTCACAAAGAACTATTATCCTGCTTCCTTAACAAATCCTATTCAATCATCTGCGGTTAATAGTGATACAACAGGAAATAAAGCCATTTAAGGAGTGAGGAGATATGGCAGACAGAATTACAGAAGATATGATAGGTAATGGTAAGGGATTGCCTTTTGTAACAAAAGAGCAATTAAATGAAATTGAACAAGCTGTGGATGATATTGTAAACGGAGGCATTGGATCGAATGAAGAAATTGTAGAATCAAGAATAGATGTTAAAGGAGAACAAAGCGAAACATTAAAAGAACGTCTAGACAAAGATCAATCCTTACTCCTTGAAACAAAAGAAAAAACGGGTAGTTGGGTAGATGCATATACAATGGGGGCAAAGGGTGGAGATAAAACAAAAGATGATGCTATAGGGATTAAAGCAGCCATTGCAATGGCTCAAACCTTAGAACGAAAAAAAGTGGTCATACCAGGCGGCGCTTATTATGTAGGAAGTACAATTGTTATTCCTGAAAGAATGCACTTAGAAATGAACAAAGATACTGTTTTAATTCCCACGCAAAACGTGAATGTTATTCAATTAAAACCACAATCTAGCCTTCAAAGTGGGATTATTGATACTAGACGATATGAAGGAAGAACTTTTACTGATTTTACAAAAGCGTGTATTTACTTAGATGGGAATGATATTTTTTCACTTTATAATGAATTGCATCAAATAAACGGTGTCATGCTCCTTGGCGAAGATCATTACTATACGGATCAGAAATGGACAGGTATCGGTATACATATGTATTCCGGTAAAGGTTCAAATGGAAATCCTAGTTTTATTTCATTTGTTAACTGTTCACAACTAGGTATCTTTAATTTTGAAAAAGGTATTTTCTTAGATGTAGATGAAACTATTCAAAGCAATGATGAATGGGCCTGGGTAACAGGCTGCACATTTAATCAAATTAACATGATGAACTGCACAGATAGCATTTACTTAAAAGGAGATCGGACAATTCCCCGTGATGTTGGGGGTAACATCTTCACAAACATGCAAATTCAAATTGAGCCTAATTCTAACCATGCGATTTATTGTGAGGGATCATTCAACAGATTTGAAGGGTTATTTTGGGATCTTCACAAAAATCCAAAACCATCTATTGAATTTGCAAAAACATCACGTTTTAATGTGGTTACATGCACTCATGGTTATGAGTCACCGCAACATTTTAAAGATGATGGATATAGTAACACAATTTCCAGTAGTACAAACCATGTACCGGATAAACGTAATTTAGCTTATCCCTTATCTATCCCTTTTAGTCCATCTTTTTTAGGGAATCAAGATGATTTTATTGTAAATGGTGATGCACGGGGGTATACCATTACCCAAACATCTGACCACCCTATAAAGAATGGTATGGCATTAGAGACGTTGTTAACATTTGATACAGAGGTAGGGGTTGTGTGGGACGGGACAAACGCCACATATGAAAATCCTATTGTCATTGAATTAGATGCTTCAACAGATCCTATATGGTATTGCCAGTTTATCGGTTACATCACCGCATTTAAGAATTTCCCTAGAGGTTGCGAAATACAAGTTTATGATGATCTAGAAAAAGAGTGGTTTTGGGCGCACGGGATAGATAACAATAGTTCTTTTCCGTTTGTTGTTTCGGCACCGTGGGCTGGTGGTGGTAAAGTAACGAAAATACAATATAAGTTTTGGGGTTCAAACTCTGAACAAAATGATATTGAAGTAGGCCGTATATTTGCTATGAGTAGTAAGGGAGAAAGTCGGGCATTCATGCCGCGGGCCGGCGGTAAAATGTATGGTGATCTATCTTTTAATTTTTTCGGTGGTCTTGAATTTGATGATGGAACCGGAAAGAAACATAAATTCACCGTAGAAAACAAAAGTGGGCTGTTAGTAAACCGAAATGTACGAATGCGTAATTATGTACCGGCTATGCGAAATGTATTTAATCGAATGACACAACCTTTTGCGCCTTTCTTTAATGGTAATCAAGATGATTATTTAGCAAATGGTCATTTACGAGGATATACCGTAACAGCAAGCCCAGCACCTACTGGAATACTAAACGATTTGTTTACTATGGATATGGAAACAGGTGTAACATTTGATGCTACAAATGTTACAGCTGAAGCGCCTATAACCATTACTATAAACCTAGCTAGTGATGAAGTACCGTATATGTCATTTGTAGGTATTTTTTCTCCGGACAAAAACAGTCCTAAAAACGTTATTATTGAGGTTTATGATCGTTCGTCTAGTAGTTGGATTGAGTTCCACAATGAAACAGACATTACAGAAAACTTCACCGTTTCCGCGGATTGGAATACGGCAGCGTTTGGGCGGCAGATCCGTATAAAAATGTGGGGAACGAACGGGACAACAAATAAGATTTCGTTAAGTCGTGTCGTAGCTCAAAGTACAAAGTTACCAGGTAATGCATTTTTGCCAAAGTCAGGCGGTACAGTTGATGGACCGTTAACTGCAAAAGGTGGGTTAACGATTGAAACAAGGACAAGTGATCCAGCAAGCCCAAATATTGGTCAAATTTGGTTAAGGAGCGATCTATAACATGCCGGTTCCTGTTGGTTACTTAAAAGTGCAAATGAAAAGTGGTGTGGTGAGTGTTCCAGTTTATGATTTATCTGCCGTTACGGATAACCGGTTACGAATTAAGTTAAATAATAAGATTGCTTGTTTTCAATTAAAAGCACCGGATACTACAACCCCTTTACGGATCAGGACGAAAGACGGTATAAAAGGAATTGATTTAACGGTACAAAGTAATACCACAAATCTAATTGATTTCGCAACAGCTGTTAAGCAAGGGAACAGCGCAACGATTGTGGAAAATACAACAGATTACTATAGGGTAACTAGTCAAGCGAATGCAGACGGAATGACATTGACATTAAAGAATATAGAGCCATCAAAAGCCTATACATTTAATGGGGAAATTGAATTGTTATCTAACGTTGATGATCGGTTGTCTATTCGTGTCTATAATAAAACACAAAATAAATATATCACAACAAACGTTGTACAAAGTACAACAGCATTAAATACCCGTCAATTATTGACGGGTTCTTTTAATACGGGAGCCTTAATGGTTGCCGGTGATGTGATTGAATTACGCATAGTTCAAACGTGGTCCAATAGTACAGCAGATGCGTTTGATTTTAAAATCTACAAGCCAACATTATTCATTAATTAAGATGAATCACCAAACGCCTAGAGCGATATTTCTTATGTCTAAGTAGGAAGAAGGAGAGAAAAATATAGACAACATCTAAATTCGTGCTTAACATAGAAATTGATTATAATAAATTTATTAAAGGAGTTTTAATATGATTGAGATTATTATTGATCATTCTTATGAGGACGATTACTTTTGCATTGGTATGATTACTGTCAATCTAGATGATGAAAACGAAAAGAAAAGAATTGAAAAATTGGTTAAAGAGGAAGAATTAGTAGGAAGTTTCGTAATTCCTGATAGCCTTCTTAATGAACAAATAGGAAAGTTATTAGGAGTAAAAAAAGAACTGATTGATATAGATATAAATGAAATAGATCTCATGTGACATTTTAGGTACCGTCACACATGCAGGAGGGCTGATAACAGGCCTCTTTTTATTATTTAGTACATTATCAATATAAAAAACTTACCTTTTCATGAGAAATCAAATATTATTAAAGAAAAAATGTATGGAGGTAAGCTATGATCCCTATAAAACAAGAGTCTGTAACATCACTTTTAATTAAAATGTACTTTAATGATATTGAACTTTCTTCTGGAACAGCATTTTTGGTTGAATCCCCTTCTGGCCCTATTTTACTAACAAATAGACATAATGTGACTGGAAGACACAATGTTACTGATGAGTGTTTATCCCGTACAGGTGCTATCCCTAACCGTATTGACATTTATCACCATCAAAAAGATATGTTAGGAGCAACTGTAACAAAAAGTCAAAACCTCTACTTTGATGAAGATATGCAGATGTCTGTATGGTACGAACATCCAACATTTGGGCCGAAAGTTGATTTTGTGGCTTTAAAGCTAACTGATTTAGAGGGAGTAGACATATATACTTACTCGGTAGGAGGAAGTGACGATACTGATATAAGAATTGGTGTTACTGATATAATTAGTGTTATAGGGTTTCCTTTTGGTCTTAGTGTTGGTGGACCTACAGCAATATGGGCAACCGGGTTTGTTGCTTCAGAACCTGGAATAGACCACGACGGATTACCTTTATTCCTTATTGATTGTAGAACTCGTCAAGGTCAATCGGGATCAGCTGTAATAGCTTATCGTGACGGTGGACCGTATATGCTAAACAACGGTACTATGAAAGTTTTGGGTGAACCAGTTAGAAAATTCTTAGGGATCTATAGTGGGAGAATTAACGCTCAATCAGATTTAGGTCTAGTCTGGAAAGCTTCTGCTATTAAAGAATTAATAGATAGCCTTCAATATGTTAACAATTAAATTTTGGACATTGTATATGTACAATTTAGAGGACTAAATTTAGTCCTCTTTTTATTTTATACAAAGGGGTGAGAACCATGCCAAATACAACGGAGGTTCAGCCAATGGACACAACTCAGAAAGAGATATTGGAAATGAAAACTGATATTAAATCATTGCAAAAAGAGGTTCGGCAATTACAAGAAATCGCTACTCGTCACGATGCTAGAATATTAGCCATTGAAAATATGCTATACAGTATTAATGAAAACACGACCTGGTTAAAGCGTACTATCACAAATGCCATTATCGGCGCCATTTGTACAGGTTTTATTGGCGGTAGTATTGCGATTATATTTACTGTATTTAAGGGAGGGAATTAAAAATGAAAAAAGATATATTCACATTACTGGGTGGTTTCCTAACCGCCCTTTTATTTTTCTTCGGAACAATTGGAGTGTCATTTGATTGGTTCACTACTGAGAGCATTAATGCCTTTGTAATTCTTGCTTCGGCATTTGCAGCTCTTGCAGTCAATATCTATGCCGTGTGGAAGAATACGCACTTTACCCAAGGGCTTAAAGCTTGGCTGAGAAAGAGAGAAGCTAAAAAACGGAATAAATAAAACTCAGTCACGCCTTTTGAGTGGCTTTTTTATATAACTATAATCTGAGAGGAAGATGAATATGTACGCATTTCAAAAGTTACCACAGTTAGTTGATAAACGAGGTAAGTTAGTTCATAAGGGCGAGTATGCTAAACGAAAAAATGGTGTGAATTCCATTACTACCCGTGTATGGCACCACTCGTTGACTAAATTATCAGCTGGTGGTTCTAAAATTGAATCGTTTGCTGATTTCCATGTACGCACAAACGGCTGGCCAGAAATCGCTTATGCTTTAATTATTGATCCAAAGCATGTGATTGACGGTAAAGCAGCTATTTATTATTGCGTAGATATCGCCAAACGCAGCTATCATGTGGGTAACAGCAACACCATTGGCCTAGGTATCTGTGCAATTGGTGATTATCGTACGGATCAACTAGATGCTCCTACAATTAAATCCATTCAAGATTTACATGCTGCCTTAATCAAAGATGGTATTGGTAAATATGATAAAGCTCATAATGAAATGCCAGGATACAGCTGGAAAGCTTGCTGTGTTTATGATTATAAAAAGGCATTTAAAGATGCAGCTGTTATCAATCTTCCTGTGAAAGGTCAAGAACCTGCACCGGTACCAGGCCTATACACAATTCAAGAAGGAGATACATTCTGGAGCATTGCTTTAAAGGATGGAAAAGAAGGGATTACTGTAGAGGACTTAATTGCAGCCAATCCTGATGTAAAGCCATCACAATTAAAAGTTGGACAAACAATTAAGTTTGGTAGCGCAAAAAACACGTATACACCAACACCTGAAACACCTAAGAAAGAGCAATCAGAATATAAATATCCTTTACCTTCAGGTGTGCTTAAAACTGGATCAACTGATAAAACAACCATTAAACAACTGCAAAACGCTTTAAATGCTGTTAACTTTAAATGTGGTAAAGCTGATGGTCTTTATGGAGCCAAAACAAAGGATGCGGTAACGCGTTTCCAAAAAGTTTACTTACCGTATGAAGTGGACGGGACATATGGTCCGAATACGAAAGGTAAATTACAAGCTGTTTTGAAATCTAAAGGATATTGATTAAAGCCCCTGCACTTAGGAGTAGGGGCTTTTTATTTATTTCTTTTATAGAATTAAAAAGTATTTTCTATTTATTCTGTATAGAGTAAAATAGTTATTTGGAAGTGTACATATAGTTATACATAGGAAGAAGGACCAAGAAAATGAAGCGAACAATTTATACTGTATTTCTAACTTTAATAGTGGTGGGGGGAGCTATTGGTGGTGTTAAGCTTTACCAAGCCAACCAGCAAAGGAAAGAATTTTATGCTTTTAGAGAGTATTTAGATAAAGAATTTTTCCCGATTTTAAAAAAGGAAAATAAATTTTTCGGTAAAGTAGCAACCCAAAGCGATTATAATTCTTTAGATAGGGATCTAGATGGATATTCAGACTGGTGGGTTCTTCATGGAATGAATCAATATTATAACGTAGAGGATGGCGTAGAGAAGGCTCAAGAGAAAATAACTAATAAAAATCTAAAATATGAAGATTCATTAGCACTTAAACAAAATGTTCTAAAGTCTCTTTCCCTCTCAAAAGATACTCTTGAGTCTATAGATACCTTGAGTGAAGTAAACGTAGAGCAAGGGTATGAGGATAAGGAAAATGCTTTAAATCACTTACTGAGTGAAAAGTTAGACAAATTAACTAAGAATATTGATAAACAGAATGAGATTATAGGAAAGTATTATCATTAGTTTTAGAATTGATTGTTTAGTAAGCTCTTGCTCTTCGGAGTAGGGGCTTTTTTATATTTTATTTATTAAATATAAAAGCATTTTTAATTTATTCTGTATAAAGTAAAATGGTTATTTAGAACTGCATGTATAATTATTTATAGGAAGAAGGTTATGAGTTATGATGGTTAAATATTTTGGGGTGAACATAAAGCAAAAGCCTGATGGATTAAAGCTAACAAGAGATAATTATATAAAAATAAGTAATAAAAGCTCATTTCGTAATGGGGAAGTTTATTCTGATGAATACATACAAAGACAGAATGAAAATGGCTTGTATAATTATGATTTAAATATGAATTATTTTCGCTTATTACCTAAAGAAGAATTTAATAAAGAACTTATAAATTTTATTAATAAAAATGAATCATTTAAAGAAATTAGTAACCTTGCTCCTTTGAGCAACATTTCTGGATATTATATGATGGTTTTAGATGAATACTCTCAAGTTTATATAGGGCAAACTAGTCAAATTAAAGAACGTATTCAATCACATTGGTCTAAACAAAAAGAATTCGATCGATTAATATTTGGAGGTAAGGAGAAATCTATATTGTCCATAGATAGCTTTAGAGCTTATGATACAACAAGGATATTTGTAGCTCCAACTAATGAATCTCTAGAGTTGGAAGAGGGATTTATTGATTCGTTTAATGAGAAATATATCTTGAATAGAACTAAAGGCGGAGCCCTGAGTGGGTTAATTGAAGCTATAATTAACCGGAAAACAAGAGAACTTAGATAAAAATTAATAGCGTTGTGGATAGCGGCAAGTTTCTACGTGAATGTACGAATTGGGAAATGAAAAAGAATATCTAATTAGAAAAACCTGTGCTCACTTAGGAGTATCAGGTTTTTTGGTGCTTATATTTTTTTGTTCACGTCATATTCGTTCGTTATATTAATAAAGACTTTGTTATCTTCTCTAAAATACATTAACTTAGCAAACGTTTCCTTATAATTTTTGAATACAGTTTGAAAATTCCCATGTTCTATTTCAATATGACTAATATGGTGAAGTCTTTCATAATCAAGAGATATACTCAAATGTACGAACGCTCATGGTCTGAGTTTCAAAACATCATATAAAAAAAGTGACCAATAAAAATTGACCACTGACCACATAAATGACCCCAAATTATTTATTAATCATTGCATACCAGTATAAAATAACTAGTTTTTTTAGGGTCATTAAACATCAAACACTTATGATTTAACACACATCATACGCATGTGAAATATAAGATTTATCTTATTAGTATAAACGAATATAGCTTTCCTCACTTTATAAAATTGCACAAATTCATTTCTTATAATAAGGGAAGGCTACCAAAATCCCTTCATATTATAGTTTTTTTATAAAGCCTAATATCTA